TCATTTTTGATCCGAAAATCGGTTGATGGTCCGGTTGATCGCACCATCGGCGAGGCCTTCTTGATCGGCAGCGGCCGTATAAATGGCCACTTCGCTATCTCCCTTCCAACCGCCCACGGCCTTGATTTCCAGCTGGGTGGCTTGACTCTGGGCCATCCGGCGGGCGATCGCCTTGCGGAGGCCGTGCGAGGTGCATTGGGGCAAGCCTGCCTCATCGCACCATTCGCGCATCTTGTTGCCAAAGCCATCCTTCGTGAAGGTCTTGCCAGCGGTGGTGACGAGGAACGAGCGCAGGCCCACGCTGTCCATGGCGTCGATCGCGCGGCGTAGGTCCGGGGCCATCGGCAGCCAAAGGTCGGCCTGATTCTTTGCTGCTGTGAAATTGATTTTGCCGCGAACGACATGCGCCGGGCCGAACAGGCGTGCATCCCCTCGCCGCTGCCCCGTCCACAGCATGATTTCCAGCGCCAGCCTTGCGCGGGTGCCCAGCGGGTGCCGCGCCTTGTACTGCGCAATCTCCTGCTCGGTCCAAGTATGAAAGCCGGTCAGCTTCGTCTTCCCGATCGTTGCGGCATCCTCGACGGGGTTATGTTCGATCCACTTCAGCTTTTTGGCATAGGCGAACAGACGCCGCAGTTCCTTGCGCAGCTTCACCGCCGCGACTTGGCCACCCATCGTCCGTTTGCGAGTGTCGTCCCAGTGCTTTTCGGTGCGGGCCAGCAGGATCGCCTCAATGTGCTCGAACCCGAAGTCCGACACCAAATCGTCCACAAAATCCTGTCGGAAACTGTCGATAAGATATTTGCGACGCGCTTGCGTCTCTGGCGTGCCTCGCCCTTTGAAATCGCCCGCTGCGTAATAGCGCGATACTAGATCGCCCACGCTGCCCGGCACGGCCGGACGTACGACGATCATCGGCCGCTCGGCCAACAAAGCCTCATATTCCGCCTTGAAACCTTTTTCGTCCGGCAGGTGCTTCATATAGACGGGCTTGCGGCCAGCTTTCCGGAACCGCGCACGAAGTTTGCCGTGGCGGTCGGGGTTTACCGTGACATTCTGATAGCGGGTCTTCACTTGGGCAGCAGCCTGTCGAGCGGGTTCGCGCGAGCAACTATTGTCGGTAAGTCACTGGCGTCGATAACCATGTTACCATGAACATCGATGGCGACGCGAACATGGCCAAAGCCCGCGTCTCGCGCGCCCTTCATGGCCCTGGTCACATCGGTCTTCGTAAAACGCGCGGGCGCAGTCATTGGACCGCCCTCCCCTTTTCCATTTCAGCCAACCGCTGAGCGCAATCCTGTGGGGCACTCGCGTGATGGCGGTTTGATCGATGCATTACGCGGCCGCACGATCACGGCTGGCGGTATGTCGAACATAAGACGCCGCGATCCAGATATGGGGCATCGAGCCGGGGATGACCGGTTCGAAATGCCATGCCAGTGCCACCGCGCAAGCCGCCATGTCCTGGTCGGGGCCCGTCACTGCGGCCTTGGCCACCGCGCGCAGGTCAATCAGGATTTCCGACCAGTTGGCCCCGTAGATGCGGGGCCAGTCGATCGGCTCGATAAGTTCGGCCAGCCGCTCCACGTCCCGCCAGATAGCGACGATCGCGGCCATGACGCGCTTCCGCTGGCGGGCGGTGTCGGGCGTCATGCGACGCTTGGCGATCGATATCGGATCGCGTTCACGACGGTTCGCCAGTAGTTGTTCGGCGGCCTGGGCCAGCTGTGACCATTGATCGCGCAGGCGCGGGGCGTACAGCGTGCGCCGCGTGTCGCGGTCGCGAAGGACCGCTTGCCAGTGGCGACGATCGGCGGTGTTCGGCTGGGCATCGGACAAAAGACTAAAGCCGATCATGGCAGCCCATCCAGACGCCATAAATGACATAGATCGCGCCGCAAATGAGGTAGATTGCGAGTGCCACGACAACCGCGAGGAAGGCCGCGCCAGCACTGTCGTTGCGGTTCGGATCTTCAGGCTGCTGCGGTTCGTCGAGATCGGCGGGCGTGCCCGCATGGTGATCGCGGATCAGTGCGGGCAGCGCTTCGGGTTCAGCGCGCCAGCGTTGAACGCGCCCAGAAAGGTCAGCAGAATGGTGGTGCACTGATGGCCTCCATCGCCGCTCCATGCGGCGTGAAGCCAATGGCTACATGCGGGCAATTGCCCGTGTCAAGAGAAATGCGGGCAATTGCCCTCAGTAGTGCCCAGCTAACTCCCGTGGCGAAAGCACTGGATGAATGCGGGCAATCATATCGTTTGGAAGCCAAAACCGCATGGGAGGATTGAATTGCTCCAGCTGGAGCGCGTCAGACCGACGGCCGACCAACTTTTTCACCATGGCGCAAACGACTTCCTCCGAGCCATCGCGGATTTGGGCGACGACATAATCCCCTATACGTGCCTGCCGCTTTGTAGTGATATAAATTGGATCGCCGTCATCCCAACGAGGTGACATAGATTGACCAACAACCGTCAGGCTATATGCCTCCATATCCCCCGCAATTCCGGGATGACGAAGCACCCTATCAATAACCTCCGTCATTTCGATGATAGTCATCTCTACCGAAACGACCGTACCTCCATCTTCCACGTCCAAATTCGCCCCCAAAGCCGTCCCATACACTGGAACATCTATGGGCAGTCTGTCCATACCTGCTGGCGGGTCTTCACCGGGACGAACCGAAGAACTCGACTTTCCGAGCAGAAAATCGACTGTCGTGGAAAGGGTGTCGGCCAACGCCTGGAGCCTGTCACTTGATGGCATACGGCCGCGCCGCATGTCGCGGATTAGGTCGGGCTTGCCAGTGGCATCAATGGACGCCTCGCGATCGGTGAGTTTCTTCTGCATCGCCAGTTCGGTGGCCCGTGCAGCTACTTCCACAGCGTTGATTTTCATGCGGGCATTATCCCGCACATGGCACCAAATGTATTGCGGGCAATTGCCCGTTGACAGGTAAGGGCAATTGCCCGCAATAGTGCGGCATGGACCTGATAGGAACCCTCGTTCGCTCTGCGGAAATCTGGGCTCGCGAAAACGAGCGCAGCTTGGCGCGCCTCGCAACGATCGTTGTGAATGACGGTAAGTTGTTCGATCGAATTGCCGCCGGAGGAAGCTGCACCGTCGCAACCTATGAGCGTCTGATGGCGCACCTTCGCGATGCCGCCAACTGGACCTGCCCCATACCCGCCGACGCGGCGTGTCTGCTCGGTCTCACAGTGCAGAATATTGAGGCAGTTCATAACGATGACGATACGGTCGTCCCGGCCTTTCCGTCATCCAATAGTTCGCGCCAGATTATCGGACAGGTGGTCGCATGAGCACTGCTGGTGTTGATCATGGGCCAACTTCTCGGCCCATGATCGAAGAAGCCGGATCGTTTGTGACGATCGTTGATGGTCAGGTGGTAGCGGATAGCCGCGACGTGGCTGTAGCGTTTGGTCGCCAGCATAAGCATGTGCTGGAGGCTATCCGCGACACGCTACTGCGGCGCCCCGATCTTGCGTCCACTTTTGGACGCAAGATCGCCAAGGTCGATACCGGCAAAGGTGCCCAACGCGACAGCCACTATTACACGATGAACCGCAAGGGCTTCGTTGTGCTGGTCGGCGGGTTCAAGGGCGATCGGGCGTTGGATTTCCGCATCGCGTTTTACGACGCGTTCGAACGCATGGAGCAATTGCTTCAGCGGATGGCCGATGAGGCACGGGAACTGCCGGTCGCGGCTCGACATGCGATCTTCGACGATCCCGACCGGGTGCGCAACGCGATCGCGTTCGTCCGCGCGGCGCATGTCGCGCAGCGCTGTTCGACGGCGCGGCGGGCGTGGACGGTCGCAGGATTGCCCGATGTTTTCGGCTCCGACGTGCTCCAGCGTTTCGCGGGGGCGGCCTGCTCTGTTGCACCGATCATCGTCCAGTGGACTGACGAACGGCTTGAGCGCGCACCGGATGCGCAGGCCAGCACCGCCGCGCTGTATCAGGATTTCGCCGGGTGGGCGGCCGATTGTGGCCACCCGGCTATCCCGTCGCTGACCGCGTTCGGCCGCCAGCTTTCCGCCCTGGGGATCGAAAGCTTTCGGTCGGACGGGATCAAACGGCGCGGCGTTCGCCTGATTTTAGAGGCCGTGGCATGACTATCGCTATTATTCCGTCCGAGGCGCGCATCGTGGTTATCCGCGTCGCCCCGCCGAGCGTCCCCGACCTGTCAGCAAAGATATTGGACGGCAGGGTGGAGGTGCAACGGGTGACGGCTGGCTTAGCCATCACTGCGTGGCGGGGCCGGACTGTCGAGATGGCGAACGGCGGAAGCGAGCGCGATGGAGAGTTCCGCCGCTTTTGTCGCATCCAACTCCACGGTCAACGGCGCGCCCTCAATCGTCAGAACGAGACGCGCATATCCTTCCCCATCCTCCCGGTGCCCGCCGGTGAGTTCGAGGCCCTCCAGCGAAAGAATGACGGATTCTCGGCCGTGAGTGTCGGCAACGCTGGCGAGCAATCGGGCAGCGATGGTGACGGCCGCTCCGGCGGACATGAGAAAACCGTGGTCATGCTCGCTGGTCAGGACCGCAATCTTTCCATCGTGTCGGGCAATGACCGGAGCGAGGTCATCGGGAAACTCTGCGATCATCAGGATTCTCCGGAAGGAAACGGGGGCGACCATGACGCCTGATCGCCTTGCCCTCAAGGTGGCAACTGACAACCTTTTGTCGGGTGTCGGCGGGCAGGTGAAGGCCGCCGGGTTCACCAGAGTGGGCCAATCGACGCTTAGTACCTATGCGTCGCCTCACAATCGGGACGCATTTATGCCGGTCGATATTGTGGCCGACCTGGAGCCGTTAGCGCGCGATCGCGACGGCTGGCCACATGTCACCCAAGCCCTGTGCGCAGTGATGGGTGGCGTGTTCGTCGCGCTGCCCGAGGTGCCAACCAGCGACGCGGACCTGCTGACTATGATGGGCCGCCTGTCGAAAGAGGCTGGCGACGTGACGCAGGAAATGTGCGCGGCGCTGTCGGACGGCCGAATTGATCGCGTCGAACAGGCCAAAATCCGGCGGGAAGTCCGCCACCTTCTGGAAATCGCCGTCGCGCTGGACGCGATCGTCGCCAACGTCCCTACCGAGGAAACCCGCTCATGAAGCTCAACCTGCCCGCCCGTGTCCCCAATGAGGGGGCGCGTCGCCTCGCCTTTCACCTGACCGTTGCCAAGCCCGGCTCCCTCAAGCGTTTCGCGCGCAAGGCCGGGCTGTCGGAAATGATGGTCGAACGCCTGATCCGTGGCGACGTGATGCCAGACGATGACATGGCCAAGGCGATCTATCTGGCCAGCGATACCGCCGTGTTTTCGTCCCACTGGTCGCACCGTCCGCATGGCGGCTGGTTTGATCGGCCGATCAGCCAAGTCGCGGCCTAGTTCGGGAGGCGCGGGGATCACCATGGGGGGGCTTGCTGCCCAGACTGACGGTGCAACGCTGGCCGCTTCAGAGGCCGCGCTGCGGGCATGGGTTTTTACGGCGCAGCCGGGCGCGCGCCTGACCTTCGCGACGGGGCAGGAACCGCCGCGTGACCAGCCGATATGGTCGGCCGTGCGAGCTATGGTCGATATGGGGCTGATCAGCATGTTCAGTCCGCGCCGTCCCGATGGGCGGGGTTTCGACTTCGTGGCTCATCGCCTGTCCAGTCCGGTCGCCATCCACGACGACGCCAGCCGGGAGGCGCGCGTTTTCGCGGAAATCGAACGGTGCGTGGCGATCGGCGAGCCGATGCCCACGGACAGGCAATTGGCCCGCCGCTGCGGCTTCGGGCACGCCGATGAGGCCAGCTATGCCCTGCGCAAGCTGAAGGCCCGCACGGCGGGGGATCGCCGCATTTGCGTCATCAATCACGGGCCGTTGGAGCATCGCCAAGCGATCATCCTGTCCACCGGCCTGACGACAATCCGAAGGAAATTCGTGGTGGAGGCCGCACATGGTTGACCCGTGGAAGGGCTGGACGGCCGGGGCGTTCGATGCGCTGGGCGTTGCTGAAGATGGTGGCTGGACGCCGTATCGGGCGGCAGGCTGGATCAAGGGGGCATTTGCCTTGGATTTCCGCCCGATGCTGCCCCATGTGTGGGACGCGACGCCGAACGGGACGCCGCCCTTCGTCTGGGTGCTGACCCATCTGCCCACCCAATATGGGATGTGCGCGATGGCGGCTCCGGCGGAAACGGCGGTCGTGCTGGCCGACAAGATCGCGGCGATGACCGATTGGTCGGCCGTGACAGTCGAGTCTGCCCCCTTCCTGAATGGTCGGATGCAGGCGTTCATGGCGCAGCATCGCCGCATCTTCGTGTGTAATGGCAATCAGACGATCCCGCCCTGGGGTGACGTGGCATGAGCGGTCGTCTCGCCAAGGCGCTCCGGCGCGATTTCGCGCTTTATCGCAGCCATATGGACGTGGCGCGCGATCCCGATGTCTATCCAGCCGATCGGCGAAAGGCGTGGGATCGTGCGGCGAATGCCCGCGTCCGGGTTGAACGCCAGATTGCCCGTATCGAGGCGGCGGGGCTGTGATGTGGCTTTGTCCTGTCCGTGGCTGCGGATCGTCGCGGCGCAAATGGCAAGCGGTGTGTGATCGCTGCTGGCCGAAGCTGCCCCGTGATCGGCGGGCCGATATCATGGAGACACGCGCCAGCGGTGCGAAGCATCTGGAGGCGCGTGCATCGATCGCTGCGGTGGACTGGCTGAACGCGCGCTTGGCGCAGGCCGCGCGACGGGTGGGCGATGATCCGCCCTGATCGGGCAGGCCCAGCCGCCACCATTTCCGACGATCGGGCGCGGCCCGGATCGTCACGACAGATTGAATTTCCGGGGGATCGCCTGTGACTTCGCAAACCCCGCTTAGCCCTATGGGGCAAGCGGCCCTCACTTATGCGCGCCGTGGATGGGCCGTTTTCCCATGCCGCGAACGCGACGAAACCGTTCAGATTGCCGGTGGCGGCGAACGGACGTTCAAGGCCAAGGCCCCCTACACCGGCAAGGGTCTGAAGGATGCGACGCGCGATGAGCGCCGCATTGCCGCGTGGTGGCGTCAGCATCCGAATGCACTGATCGGCGTCCCGCTGGGCGATAACGGGCTGTTCGTGCTCGATTTCGATCCGCGCGTGGATGACGAAACGGGCGAGGTCTACACGCTGGAACGGCTGAAGGACGATCTGGAGGCACAAATGGGGTGCCCCCTGCCCCGGTCGGTCACGTCGATGACGCAAAGTGACGGCGTGCATGTCTGGCTGAAACAGCCGGAGGGCGAGCCGATCCGCAACCGTGGCAATCTGCCCGATCATGTCGATGTACGCGGGCTGGGCGGTTATGTCTGTGTGGCGCCGTCGGTGATGGCCGAAACGGGTGCGCGGTATCGCTGGCTGGATCGCGGGGACTGGCGTGACGATACCGCCTTTGCCGAGGCCCCGGCCGCGCTGGTCGACATATTGCGCACGCGCGGTGGCAAGCCCGCCAAGCTGAAGCCCGCCCCGGCCGGGGGCGCAGCTGCGCCCCGATCGGCCGTTGACCAGGCGCTTTCCGAAGATGCGGCCGTGCGGAAATATGCGCTGGCCGCCCTCGATGGCGAATTGGGCGAGGTTCGGCGCGCGGGCACCGGCAAGCGCAATGAACGCCTGTTCGAGGCCGCGCTGAAGCTGTCGTCATTGGTGGCGGCCGGGGCGCTGGACGGGGCGATGGCGCGGCATGCACTGGAGGCGGCCGCGCGGGACAATCCCGGCCGTGATGATGAGGGCCAGCTGCAAGCCACGATCCACTCCGGCTGGTCAGCAGGAAGCGATAGCCCTCGCAATCTCGGCGAGATTGCGGCCGCTGCACGAGAGAGAGCGAACCGCCGTTCGTCCGCGCCATCCTCCCGCCGGGCCGCCCCCGGCCGCTCCCCCGCCGCTGGGGGGCGGGAGGCCCAACAACCCGATCCTTCCGGATCGGAAGGGATGAAAAACGAGGGCCCCGAACTGGGCCGGGAGGGGCGAGAGCGGGTGTTCCGCTTGGCCGAGGCGTGGCTTGGCCGCGCCGTCGAGCGGTGCCAGCCCGTGGAACAGGATATCAGCCGGATCGCATTCGGGATCGGGCGGCGAGTCGCGGCCGGATTGCTATGCGAAGCGATGGCCTTGGCCGCACTGGCCACGGTTTATGAAAGCCGCGCGGACGCCGTTGCGCTGGGCAGTGGGGTGGAACGCGCGGTCGCGGACGGGTGGGCCAAGGGCTTCGCCATCGAGCCGCTGCTGACCGGGCTGACATGCGCGGGCTATCCCATGACGGACTTCGGTATCGCCGAGCGATTCCGAGACCGGTGGAGCGCGGACTTCCGTTACACCACAACCAAAGGTTGGCTGGGTTGGGACGGGCGGCGTTGGCGCGTGCTGGATCAAGACGAAAAGACGCTCCCGGCCGAGGTGATCGCAGCCGTGTTCGACACGATCCGCGCGATTCAGGACGAGGCGCGGGCGGTGCGGGATACCGGCGTCGCCGTCGATCCGGACCGGGACGACGATTTCGCGGTTGAACGCGACCCGGCCGCGATGGACGATTGGATATTGGTCGGCCGCAATATGCGCCTGCGATCGTCACTGATCGCCGAATGGGGGCGTAAGGCCGAGACGGTTCACAAGCCCGCATCCGTCGCCAATCTCGCGCGGCGCTGGCTGACCGTGCCGATTGAGGCATTCGACCATGACGCCTTTGCGTTGAACGTGCAGAACGGCACGCTGCGGTTTCGGAAAGAGGAAGGGCCGGACGGAAAGGTCCGCGCCACCGTCGCGTTGACCGAGCATCGGCGAGAGGATCTACTGACCAAGCTGTCCCCGGTCGCCTATGATCCGGACGCCAAGTGCCCGCTCTATGACGCCAGTTTCGAATGGGCGCAGCCGGATGCCGAGATGCGGCGCTATCTGCATCAGCTGGGCGGCTATTCGCTGACCGGCGACGCCAGCGAACAGAAACTGTGGTTCTGGTGGGGGCGCGGGCGCAACGGCAAGGGCGTGACGCTGGAAAGCTGGACGCATGTGGCGGGCGATTATGCCGACACGATCCCAATCGGCAGTTTCCTTGATCAGGGCCTTAAGAAACGGGGCGATGCCGCCTCGCCCGATCTGGCCAAGCTGGGCGGCGTGCGGATGCTGCGCGCGTCGGAGCCGGGGAAGAACGAAACGTTGGACTCCGGCCTCATCAAGCTGGTGACGGGCGGCGAGCCACTGGCGGTGCGCATGCTCCACCGGGGGTTCTTCAACTTGGTCCCCAAGTTCAAGCTGATCATTATCGGCAACAGCAAGTTCAACGTGCCCGATACCGATGACGGTATCTGGTCGCGCCTGAAGCTGATCCCGTGGCTTCGCAATATCGAGATACCGGAGCCGGGGGTGGTGTGGCCGAAAAAGGACCCGCATCTGGTCCAGAAGATCACGTCCAAGGAAGGGTCAGGCGTCCTCAACCGGCTGGTGCAGGGCTTGCTCGACTACATGGCCCATGGCCTTGTCGAGCCTGCCAGCGTCACTCAGGCGACCGAGGCCTATCGCGACCAGTCTGACCCGATCGCGCGCTTCCTGCGCCTGTGTACGGAGGTGGACGCGAACAGCCGGGTGCAGTCGTCGAAGCTGCATGAGGTGTTCGTGGCGTGGGCCAAGGCGGCGGGCGAGCGGGAGTGGTCAAACAAGGGATTTTCCAACGCCATGTCCGATAAGGGCTATCAAAAGAAGGCGTCCGATGGGATGCAGTGGCTCGGGCTGAAGCTGGTCAAACAGGTGGAGGACTTTGTCGACGATCACGGCAAGGTGCTAAAGCTGGAGGACCGCGACGACGATGCCCCGCCTTCGACAGGCCAGCCCCCGCCCGCCGCTGCGCCCGCGCCGCCTCCGGATGATGAAGGCGATGCGCTCTAGTCGACACTGATCCTTCCGGTTGGAAGGGTGCCGGAACCTTCACCGGAAGGAAAAAACGGCGGATTTCTGCGCCTTTGGAAGGGTTGGAAGGATTTCTGAACATTTCGTCGTAGGGTGCGCACATATGCGCGCATGCGCATGCACGATGAAATATCATCTATATCCTTCCTATCCTTCCAACCCTTCCGGATGAGAAAGAAAAGATAGGAAAACCAATGGCATATGATTGCAGCAATGCCGGAAGGGTTGATGGCGAGGGTTCCGGAGCCGGAAGGTTCATGACCTTTGAGGCGGTGGAGGCCCGTTTGGTGGAGGCGGTGCGGCTCTGCTGGCGGATGCCGGGCAACCACTGGCCGTTCGCCAAGGATGGGCCTTGGAGCCTGATCCAAAAGGACTGGTGGGATTGGGACGCACGCGATGAGCGGCCGATCCCGCGCAGCCCGCTTAGCCGGGTGGAGGTGATGGAGCGGGATGAGGCCGTGGCATGGCTGCGCCTGATCCCCGGCGATGAGGATCGCCGCTTGGTGCTGCTGGCAGTGACGCAGCTGGCCAAGGCGACCAGCGACCGAGCGCGTGTGTCGTGGCTGAAGCTGCTGCGCCCGCTGGGCAAGACGCACGGGGCCGATGGGCTGCGTATGCGTTACGGTCGGGTGCTGAACGCCCTAACTGTCCGTATCAACGCTGTACGGGGCTAAAATGGCGGTTTTCCGCGTCCGGACATGTCAATCCACTTTAGGTCCGGACATGAAAATATCGCTGTTCGTTTCCGGACCTCTATTGGCGTAAATATCAGTACGTTGGGGACGGGCCTTTAGCGGCGCGCCTTCCACTCCTCCCTCAGCCTTTCAGGGCGGCGCGGCTTCGGCCTCGCCGCCCTTTCCTTTGGTGGTGCATGGTCAAACTGACTGGACTGAAGCCGCGCCTGAACGGGTTGCGGTCGCGGATCGGTCGGGATGCGCCCACCACTCGGGTTGAGCGGGACAGGGAGCGGGACGCCCAGCCGTGGCGGCGATGGTACAAGACGGCGCGGTGGCAACGCCTGCGCATGGTCATTCTCACGCGCGATCTATTCACCTGCCAATGGGCGGGCTGCGGTCGCGTCGAGCCTGACACGGCCAAGCTGGTCGCGGATCATCGCGAACCGCACCGGGGCAATGAGGCGCTGTTCTGGGATCAGGACAACCTGTGGTGCCTCTGCAAGCCCTGCCACGACAGCGCGAAGCAACGGCAAGAGCATCGCGCCCGCTGACAGGTGGGGGGGTGGGTCCAATCTCTGGGACGCCCCTGCCCCTAGACCGCAACCGCTCTCACGCAGGGATTTTTTTCTAGTGGCCGAGGATTTGGAGGTCGATCTGTTTGGCGATCCCGTCCAGTTGGACAGGGAGGCCCGTGGACGCCCCGAGCATCGCCGGACCAAGGCAAACTCCAATAAGGTCCTGTTGGCCTTCGCACGCGGCCTAAGCGAGAAAGAGGCAGCAACGTCGATCGGGGTGTCCGTCCCGACGCTGCGCAAACATTATTTTTCCGAATGCGCTAAGCGTAAAGACGCCCGGCTGCGCATGGAGATGACCCAGCTGTCGCGGTTGAATGACGCGGCGGCCGAAGGGAATGTCACGGCGGAAAAGGAATTGTTCAAGCGGCTCGACAAAGGGCACCTTGAACAGGTTGCGGAACGCGTCGCCAACCGGGGCACCAACGGAGCGCCGCCCAAACCGGCCAAGCCGGGCAAGAAGGCGGCCGCGCAGCAGCGGGCGGCAGAAGTTCAGGGCAAATATGCGCCACCACCCCCGCCTAGGCTCATAAATTAATGGCACGGGAATGGTCGACCGCCTGCCCAGATTGGGAAAAGCGGATCGTCGCAGGCGAAAGCCTGATCCCAATGGAGCCGCTGTTCCCAGATGAGGCGGAAGCCGCGCTTGAGATTTTCAAGGGCCTGCGCATCGTCGACGTGCCGGGAATGCCGACTTTCGGGGAGGCGTGCGAACAGTTCGTGTTCGACTTCGTGGCCGCGATCTTCGGGGCCTATGATGCGGAGAGCGGCAAGCGGCTGATCTGGGAGTTCATGCTCCTGATCAGCAAGAAGAACGCTAAGTCGACCATTGCGGCCGGGATCATGGTCACGGCCCTGATCCGCAACTGGCGGCATTCGGCCGAACTGCTGGTGCTCGCCCCCACCAAAGAGGTGGCAGGCAACGTGTTCGTGCCAGCGGCGGGCATGGTCCGGGCGGACCCCGAATTGATCGCTATCCTGCACGTGGTCGATCATGAACGGACCATCCGGCACCGGGTGAACAAGTCGGAACTGAAGGTCGTGTCGGCCGACGCGGGCGTGGTCAGTGGCAAAAAGGCCGCTTTCGTGCTGGTTGAGGAACTGTGGCAGTTCGGCAAGCAGGCCAATGCCGCCGCCATGCTGATGGAGGCGACCGGCGGGCAGGTGTCCCGGCGCGAAGGTTTCACTGTCTACCTGACGACGCATAGCGACGAATTGCCACGCGGCGTCTTCAAGGATCGGCTGGACCAGTTCCGGGGCATCCGGGACGGGACCATCGTTAACAAGCGTAAGCTGGGAATGCTTTATGAGTGGCCCCAAGCGATGCTTGACACGGAAGCATACCTGAACCCCGATCAATTCTACGTCACCAACCCTAACATCGGCCGATCGGTTGATGTGGAGTTCATTGAGGAAAAGTTAGCTGAGGCCCGCGCAGGCGAGCCGGGGGATTTACAGAAGTTCCTGGCCAAGCATCTCAACGTTGAAATCGGCACCCGCCTTTCGCGGGATCGCTGGACGGGCGCGGATTTCTGGGATGCGGCGGCCGATACGGCGCTGACGCTGGATGACCTGATCCGGCGTTGCGAAGTTATCGTGGCCGGGATCGATGGCGGCGGCTTGGATGACCTTTTAGGCCTGTGCCTGATCGGCCGGGAAAAGGGGTCGAAGCGCTGGCTGGTCTGGTGCCGAGCATGGGCTTGGTCCGTCGTCTGGAAGCGCCGGGCCGATATCGCGACCATGCTTAACCAATTGGTCGATGAAGGTTCACTGTTCCGATGCGAAATGCCGGATGAGGCGGTCATTGATCTGGATGCCGAGGACAGCACGGATCACGAACTGACCGAGGACGTGATTGGCGTCGTCGACGTGCTTTGCCGCGTCCGCGACGCCGGGCTGTTCCCGGAAACCGGCGCGATCGGGTTGGACCCGGTGGGCGTGTCGGCGATCGTGGACGAACTGGTCGCGCGGGGCTTTGACCCTGACAATCAGCTGCGGTCGATCGGACAGGGGTACAAGCTGAGCGCCGCCATTAAGGGCGCGGCCCGCAAGGTCGCGGCGCGGACGCTGCGCCACGAAGGCAAGGAACTGATGCGCTGGTGCGTCGGCAACGCGAAGATGGAGCCGCGCGGCGTAAGCGCGGTCGCCATCGTGAAGGCCACGCCCAGCGCCAAAATCGATCCGCTCGCCGCCATGTTCAACGCGGTGATGCTGATGACCGAAAACCCTGAGGCGAAAGGAGCCGGTATGGACGACTATCTGGCCGCGCTCCGGGCGCGCGCATAATGGAGTTCGGACGTAAGATGCGGCGCGGCATGAAAATGCTGCTGTCGTTGCTCGATCCGCGCTCATGGTCGGGCGTTCTGACGGAGCCGAATACGTCGGGAAAAACCGTCAACGCGGCCAACGCGCTGACCCTCTCGACGGTCTGGGCTTGCACCCGGCTGGTAGCTGGCACGATTTCGTCACTGCCCTTGGTGGTCTATCAGGACGGGCCGCACGATACGAGGGAGCGGTTCAAGGGGCACCCGCTTTACACCCTGCTCCAATACAGCCCGAACGCCGATCAGACGGCGTTGGATTTCTGGCAATTCATGTGCGTCAGCCTCGAATTGTGGGGCAATGCCTATGCCCGGATCAGCCGCGGCGCGGGCAAGCGGATCGTGGCGCTAACCCCAATTCGTCCAGAACTGGTGCAGGCTCGCCGGATCGAAAATGGCTCGCTGCGGTATCGCTACTCGGATGGGGGTAAGCTAGTCGAAATCGGGCAGGACGAGATGTTCCATGTCCGGGGCTTTGGCGGCGCGCCGCTGGGCGGCCTGTCCACCCTGTCCTTCGGTCGCCAGTCGTTCGGCCTGGCACTGGCCACAGATGAGGCGGCCGCGCTGGTATACAAGAACGGCCTTCGCTCATCCGGCGTCCTGACCACGAAAGACAATCGCGTGCTGACCCCCGAACAGCGCGACGACATTTACAAATATGTGGTCGACCCGATGGGGGGCGAGAACAATGGGCGGCCGATCGTGCTGGAGGCTGGGCTTGGTTGGGAGTCGATCCAGCTGAGCGCGGTCGATGCCCAGATGCTGCAATCCCGGCAATTTTCGGTGGAGGATGGGTGCCGCTGGTTTGGTGTCCCGCCCCACATGGTCGGACACACCACCAACAGCACCAGCTGGGGCAGCGGGCTGGAACAGCAGACGATCGGCTTCCTGATATTCACCCTGCGCGAACGGCTGAAGCGGATCGAACAGGCGATCATGAAACAGCTGCTGACCCCGGCCGAGCGGCTGCGGATCACGGTGGAATTCAATTTCGAGGGGCTGCTGCGCGCGGACAGCGCGGCACGCGCGTCCTTCTACAGCCAAATGGTTCAGAACGGGATCATGACCCGTAACGAGGTTCGCCGCCTCGAAAATCTGGCCCCGCTCCCCGGTGGGGACGATCTGACCATTCAGTCCAACATGATCCCGGCCACCAAGCTGGGCGAACTGACCAGTGCCAGCGGGGAGGCCGCCCGGCGCTCTATTATCGATTGGTTGTTCCCGGAGGGGATGCCGTCCCTCAAACAGAAGGAAGACGCGTGATGCTGATGCACCACAAGCATGGGCAGCTGAAGGTTCGCGACTTCAGCCTGTCGATCAAGGCCAGCGACGTGGCAGACGACGGATCGTTCGAGGGCTATGGCTCGGTCTTCGGCGGCGATCCGGACAGCTATGGCGAAATCGTCGCGCCGGGGGCCTTTCTCGAAAGCCTCGCCGAACTGAAGGCGAAAAGCCGCATCGTGCCGGTCCTGTGGCAGCATCGTGCGGCCGAGCCCATCGGCGTTTACGACCAGCTGGCCGAGGATGCCCATGGCCTGAAGGTCAAAGGGCGACTGCTGAAGGACGATGTTGCGCAGGCGCGGGAAGCCCATGCCCTGCTGAAGGCGGGCGCGGTGACGGGCCTGTCGATCGGCTATTGGGTGCGTCAGGCCAGTTATGACGAAAAGACCGGCATTCGCACGCTCCATAAGCTCGATCTGGTGGAGGTCAGCCTTGTTACCTTCCCCGCCAAGGATGACGCCCGTGTCGAGGCGGTAAAATTCAAGCTGGAACGTGGGCAGCTGCCCACCAAGCCCGAATTTGAGAAGGCACTGCGCGAGGCTTTCCCCTTCTCGAAATCCCAGGCCGCCGCGATCGCCAATCACGGTCTGGATCATCTGCTGCGGAGCGAGTCCGCCAGCGCTGGCGAACTGAAGTCCCTTTCCGAAACCCTGTCAGGTTTCAGCCTGCCCACCTTCTAACGAGGTAACATCATGAAGCATCCGAATATTCTCGCTGCGTCCAGCGCGGCGGCCATTGCCATGGGCGTCGGAATCGCGCCCGGTTACGAACCTGTCGAATTTGGCCGCAAGGATGGCGGGGACGCCCCCGATATCAAGCAGCTGTCCCGCGACCTGAAGGCCGCCACCGACAAGGTTAAGGAGTTCGCCGAGGACGCCAAAGGGCGTATGGAAAAGGGCGAGCAGCTGTCGGCCAAGGCCAAGGAATCGGCCGACGAAGCGCTGGTGAAGTTCAACGATCTGTCCGCGCAGATGACCGAAATCGAGCAGAAGCTTGCCCGGTTCGGCACGGGTGGCACGCCCGACGAACGCAAATCGGTGGGTCAGCAGTTCGTCGAAGCCGAGGATATCAAGTCCTTCATGCAGCGCAGCCCGTCCAAGGGCTCGGTCCAGTTCCCGACCAAGGCGCTGATCACCAGCCTGACCACCGACGCGGCGGGATCGGCTGGCGACCTGATCATTCCCGATCGGCAGGACGGCATCGTCGCCCCGCCCGAACGTCGCATGACCGTCCGTGATCTGCTGACGCCGGGCCGAACCAATTCCAACGCCATCCAGTATGTGCAGGAAACGGGCTTCGTGAACGCGGCGGGCACGGTGGCGGAAGGCGGCCTCAAGCCGCAATCGGACCTGAAGTTCGACTTGCTGACCAAGCCTGTCGCGACGATCGCCCACTGGGTACAGGCGTCCAAGCAAATCATGGCCGACGCGCCGATGCTGCAAAGCTATGTCGACGGCCGCCTGCGTTACGGTCTGGCCTATGCCGAGGAACTTCAGCTGCTGAAGGGTGACGGCACCGGCTCGAACCTGTTGGGCCTGATCCCGCAGGCCGTCGCATACAGCGCGCCCTTCGCCTTTGCGCAGGCGACCATGATCGATCAGCTTCGCCTTGCGATGTTGCAGGCGGTGCTGGCCGAGTTCCCGGCCACCGGCCATGTCCTTCATCCGATCGACTGGACCCGTATCGAGACGCTGAAGGATGCGCAGGGCCGCTATATCATCGGTGATCCCAAAACCTCCGGCACGAAGACGCTGTGGGGCCTGCCGGTGGTCGATACGCCCGCCCAGACGCCGGGCAAGTTCCTGACCGGCGCGTTCAAGCTGGCGGCGCAGGTGTTCGACCGCGAAGACGCCAATGTCACGCTCAGCACCGATGACCGCGACAATTTCGTCCGCAACCTCGTGACCATCCTGGCCGAAGAACGGCTGGGTCTGGCCGTCTATCGGCCGGAGGCGCTGGTCTACGGATCGTTCCCGGCGGCCGCCTGATCCATCCGGGCGGGAGTGATCCCGCCCGGTCATTCGACTGAAGGTTGATCACCATGAAAATCAAGGTTCTCCGGGATTATTCCGGCGAGGAAGGCTCCGACACGGACAAGAATGTCGAGGCCGGTAGCGAACATATCGTCACCCGGGCGCGCGGCCATGCGCTGTTCGCGAATGGGCTGGTCGAAATTCTCGAAGACGAAGCCGACGAAGCTGACGCTGCCGAGGGTGCCGAGGGTGAAGCCGCAGGCCAAGGAGAAGGTGCAATGCAGAAAGAGCCCGATAACAAGCAGCAGCAGGCCCCTGCCAACAAGCAGGCCCCTGCCCCGAAGACCAAGGCCGCTGGCGCCGATCAGGCGCAGGGCTGACCATGGCCGAACCCGTCTCCGTCAAGCAGCTGAAGGACCAGCTGCGGCTTGATCCGTCCTTTGCTGACGAAGACGGGTATCTGTTGGACCTGATCGTTGCGGCGCGCCGTATGGCCGAAAAATGGACGAACCGGACGATCGTCGGCACCGCTCCATCCTTGCCCACTGAGGACATGCCGATCGCCACCCGCGCGATCCTGATGCTTGCCGCGCATTGGTACGATGAGCGCGACGCTTCGGCGGGGCCGCCGCAATCGGTGGCGGCGCTGTTGGCCCCGTTGCGGCATTGGGGCGTCTGATGCGCGTGACCGCCAGCATGTTGGACCGCCGTGTCATCGTGCAACGGCTGGATCAGGGAAAGGGCTTTTCCGACGCGGGCAGTCGGCGATGGACACCGATCGGCGGCCCTATCCCGGCGCAGGTGCAAGACGTGCTGCCCAGCCGGGGCGAGGCGGTCGATCAGGGGATGACGACTACCACCCGCCGCGCACGGGTGCGGATGCGCTACCGGGCGGATATCACCAACCAGATGCGTTTGGTGATGGGCGCGCGCATCATGCAAATCGTCACTGTCCCCGTCGAAATCGGGCGACGCGACGGCATCGAATTTATGGTGGAGGATTACACCCCGGCCGGGAACCCGGCCTGACGTGGCCAAGGTCACGGGGCGCGATGAGGTCAAGCGCTATATCGCCGCGATCCCCGACTATTGCCGGACCAAGCTGCTGCCCGGCGCGGCGCGCGCGGGCGCGAAGGTCATCGCCGAGGAAGCGCGCGATCGGTGCGAGTCGGAGCGCGTAGCGGCGGATATCGTCGTGAAGGCCCGCGCCGTCACGGATGACACGATCCGCGTTGTCGTGACGGTCAAGCGGGGCTTCAGCTATTCGCTAGGCGTCTGGCTCGAATACGGGACCGCGCCGCACTTCATCGCAGCCGTTGGCGGCATTGGTGCGCGAAAGCTGAATGAAAAGCTGAAGGACAGCAACGCCAGCCCCACCCTTGTGATCGGTGGGCGGCCGGTCGGGCCGGAGGTCTTTCACACCGGATCGCGCGCCTTTCCGTTCCTGCGCCCGGCGCTGGACGTGAAGGAAACCGAGGCGATCCNGGTGGGCGGCCGGTCGGGCCGGAGGTCTTTCACACCGGATCGCGCGCCTTTCCGTTCCTGCGCCCGGCGCTGGACGTGAAGGAAACCGAGGCGATCCGCGCCGCCCAAAAATACATCACCACCCGCCTGAGCCGGAAAGGCCTGGCCCCCGACGACATGGACGATGACGCATGAGCGACCAGCCTATCCCCGACGTGATCGACGGGGCGACGATCATTGGCGCGGTGTTGCAGGCCTATGCGCCGCTGCTGGCGCTGGTCGACCGCGACAGCATCAAGGGCGGCCGCCTGTCAGGCGACGAACGCCTGCCCGCCCTGCTGGTCCGCACGGTCAGCGTCGTGGACCGCAAGCGGCTGAAGCGCAGCACGACCCGGCGTTGCACTGATCGCGTGTCGGTGACGGTCCGCGCGGTCAGCTGGGCGCAGCAACGCGCCGTGATCGGCTTGGTGGCCGATGCGGGCGCGGATCGCACCGGCAAGATCGGGGGCGGCCTGAACGTGTCCATCCTGCTCGCCGGGCGCGGGCCGGACGTGGATGGCCCCGGCGACACCTACGAACAGGCCCAAGATTTCCGCGTCACTTACGACGCCCTCACTGGAGCATGACCATGACTGATACGACGACCGAAGCCCCTAAGTTCAAGGCCAAAGCACTGCGCGATTTCACCGATGCAGGCACCGAGACCAATTACGTGAAGGATCATGATTTGCAGCTGACCGCTGGCGAACTGCTGAACCTGACGCTGGCCGGTCTGGTCGAAAAGGTGGCCGACGCCCAGCCCGACGAGGGCAAGACCAAGGGCAAGGCGGCCAACGCCTGATCCATCCCGCCGCTTAACAGGAGCAACACACTATGACTTCGCAGACTGCGGCGGGCACCANACGAGGGCAAGACCAAGGGCAAGGCGGCCAACGCCTGATCCATCCCGCCGCTTAACAGGAGCAACACACTATGACTTCGCAGACTGCGGCGGGCACCACGCTCGCCATTTCCGCCGCTGCGCCCGCCACACAGGACAAGGCCGGTTTCGCCGCGCTGTCGTTTCTGGTCATCGGGCAGGTGGAAAAGCTGGGCACCTTCGGGACCAGTTTCGCCAAGGTTGAATTTCAGCCGATGAAGGGCGGCAAACAGAAGTATAAGGGCTCGCCCGATTATGGCGCGCTGTCGCCGACGATCGCGCTCGACAGCGCGGACGCCGGGCAGACCCTGTTGCAGACGTCGGGCGATGACGAGAGCCAAAAGCTCTATGCCTTCGCCGTCACCTATCAGGACGGAGCGATGCGCTATTTTCAGGGTCGCACCTTCGGGATGCCCGAAACGGCGGACGGTGCCGACACCATGCTGACCGCTGCCCCGGCCATCGAAATCTGCACCAAGCCGGTGAAGGTCCCCGCCCCCGCCTAACCCCCTTCCGGCTCCAGCCGGATCAAGAGCATCGGCCCGCCCCGCGTTGCGCGGGACGGGGCGGGTCGGTGCATCCCGCGCAATCCCGCCGCAAAGAGGTTTCCAATGCTCGATATCACCACCAAGGCGTTGCGCGGGACGGGGCGGGTCGGTGCATCCCGCGCAATCCCGCCGCAAAGAGGTTTCCAATGCTCGATATCACCACCAAGGCGATCAGCACCGCCGCCCCGCTGCACCTGAAGGACGCCAGCGGCAATCTGATGTTCCATGACGGCCAGCCCGTCCGTATCCATCTCTATGGCCCGGCCTCGCCGCAATATGCCCGGATCGAAGAACTCCAGACGCAGCGCGCGCTGAAGCGGGCGCAGGACAATGAGGGCAAGCCGTCCGCCATGTCGGCCGATCAGCGGCGCGAAACGACGGCGGAAGACTAT